CCTCGAGATTCGCCCGAAGCCTCGTCGCACTGGCTACACGTTCACCTTGCATTACCTGCCGCGCTACAGCGAGTTCGTGGTGGACACGAACGGATTTGACGGCGTCAACGGCTGGGAGGATTGGGCATGCTATGGCGCGGCCATCGACATGCTCAACAAGGAAGAGTCATTCGAGCAGGCGCAAGCGCTCATGGCTCAACGCGCCATTCTTGACAGCCAGATTGACGCGCTTGCGGGCAGTCGTGACGCTGGCATGCCCGAGGTCGTTGGCGATACGCTGCGCGACTGGAACGACATGGGCGTGTCGTACCGACGTAACGACTGGAGATGGTGACGTGACGACCAAGGCTCGCGTGCTGCCAAAGCAGGGCGCAGACCCGAGCGTTGATGGCTTCGTTAAGCAACAGCTCGCCGGGGCCGTTAACCAGCAACGCCGCGACGCCAATAACTTCCCGTGGAACGACGGAAAATACATTCGCGACGTGGTGATTCCTGGCTCTGGAAGCAAGGTCATCACGCACGGCCTCAAGCGAGCGTTGCAGGGCTACATCATCCTGCGCTTTCGCAACGTCGGCCTTGTGTTCGAGTCAGCCTCGAGCTCCACGACGCTGACGCTCAACAACGCGAGTGCCACGCCATGCACTCTTGACCTCTGGGTGTTCTGAATGCCTCGCTCACAAGCTGTCATTCCAGTTTCAAAAGGTATCGACCAGCGGCTTGACGAGCGGCTTAGGTCGGCTGACTCGCTCACGGTGCTTCGCAACGCGGAGTACAGGCGCAACGACGCCGTGAGGAAGCGGCACGGGTTTACGGCCTTGCCGACGACCATGTACGAGACGACGGCGACAAGCCCAGCGTCTCAGGGTACGCCAAAGGGCCTGTTTTCGACTGGCGAGGAACTATGCGTGCGGGGCTATCGCGAGCTTTACGCCTACAAGGAAGCAAACGGCGTTTCGCAGCCGGGAAGCTGGTGGAACCGTGGCGAGCTTTCGCCGTTTACTGGCCAACAGCGCGCTTTGTTTTCTGACCAGCGCAGCGTTGGGTCATGCGACCTCTGCGAGCTTGAGGGGTACACGGCGAGCGTGCAGGCTGTCGTCAATGTGCAAAGCAATACTACCGATGTTCGCACAGCGCTCGTGTGGAACCTTGAGGCCAAGGACGGCACCATCGTCCACAACAAGCAGGAGCTCTATGTAAACGCCAACACAGCAAGCCAGTACCTAGACATCACGGGCGCTCGGCTCGTAGCCAGCACCGCGCTCATGTTTGCTGGTTTCCAGCGACCAGACCTGCTTGCGCCAGGGTACGGAACGCTTCAGTGGCTTTACTGGAACCCGTCCACGTTCCAAACGCTTCCAGCGGCGTTTCGTCAGCACTTGGACCTTTATTATCCGGCGTTTGAGGGCTCGTATGGCCGCAGGTTCTACGACTCGTGCCCAGGAGCTCTCGGGCGCTGGCATTACGCATACATTCGCAACACGACGCCACCTGTCGGCGGCACGACGAACGTCATCGCCGTGTACACCATGCTTGGTTTGGTGCAGACGGCTACGGTCACGATTTCGCCACCGGCTGGCTACGATTACTGGACCAACGTAGCAATCAACTACGGTGCCACGTCGTCACAAGTTTACATTCTCGCAAGCGCAATCAACGCTGGTACGAATGCCACGATCACTGAGCTATATGCGCTGAACGAAACGACGCTTGCGACGATTGCAACGACTGGCGTGGACACCGGCACGGGAGCAACGCAAGCAGTTGTTTCTCTCGGCGTGTGCGAAGGGGTAGATCATCTTTCGCAAACCCGCGTTGTTTCGCTTGTGACGCGCACAGCACAAAACTCGCTTGCGGTGCAAGGCGACTTCATTCGCATTCGCGCAAACAACACTGCGCTGAGTGCAAGTTATAGCGTGCAATCGCTGTTCAACATGCACGCTGTAACAAAACCATGGTTTAGAAACGGTCGCGCGTATTGTGCGGCGGCCACATACCATTCCACGCAGTCTGGCGTTGGCCTAAACCCTGAGACGCTTATCGGCTATGCAGCCGAAGCTGTCATCGACTTGGCCATCAGCGATCCAGAAAGCTTGCTAGCTACGCCGCCCGTGTACCGCTGGCCGCGACTTGTTGGCCGATACAGCTTTGGAGCTGCAAACGTAGACGACAGCACCTCGGCCATGCGGCGCTTTGGCAGCTTGCAATCGGTCTACGCAAGCGGCGACACGGTGAACAAGTACGCGACGACGCGCATCACCGCTCACGCTCCGGTGGCCTACGGCCAGCTCAGAGCGTGCGACGAAATCGCGCTTGACTACGCTGGCGCAACGACGCAGCAGGCGACGACACGAGGCACGGCGACGATGGGCGGCGGCAGCGTAAGCTGGTTTGCGGGCAACGCAACCGAGGAGCTTGGCTGGTGCTCGGCACCCGTCGTCGCCAAAGGCTTTGACACGACCGGAGGGCTACTCACCAACGGCGTGTACAGCTATTGCGCGGCGTGGGAAGCCTACGACGAAAAGGGAACGCTACTGCGCTCGCTTCCTGGGCCGGTGACGCAACACAACCTGACCGGCATGCACAACGCCGTGGACCTCGCGGTGTTTTCGCTTGGGCCGACGCAGCGCAAGGATAAGCGTCGATGGGGCGTGGGCGTCTACCGCCTTGGCTCGGATGGTGTGTTTCGTCGTTGCGTCGAAGCCTCCCGCAACGTGCTCGACACGCAAGACACGACGTTTCTGCCAGCGATTCGCGACAAGGGCGGCGCATACGACATTCTGTATACGCAAGGCGGCGCGGAGCTTGAGGCGGCAGGTCCAGACGGGGCGTCGTATGTCGTAACGACATCGAGGCGCGTGTGGCTTGCTGGCTTCTACCAGCGTGACCGCGTGATGTACTCCAAGCCCTACGACCCGACGACGGCAAACGAGTTTGCGCTTGCTCCTGAATTCAACGACGCCTTCGCCTTCATGCTTCCTGGCGGCGAGCAAGTGACCGGGCTTGGCGAGATGGACGATAAGGTAATAATTTTTACCAAGTCAAACATCTACGCCATTGCGGGCAACGGTCCCGACGACGGAGGCCGAGGCAACGACTACTCCGGCCTTCAGCTCGTGAGCAGCGATACCGGCTGCGTGGATGCGCGCTCCATCGTGTCGAGCCCTGCTGGCATTTTTTTCCAAGCTCCGAGCGGCATCTTCGTCCTAGGTCGCGACCTTCAGATCCAGTTCATCGGCGCACCCGTGCGCGACATCACGGACCTCAACTCGATCATCACGAGCGCGGTGCTTGTGCCTGCTGCGAACCATGTCCGCTTCACTTGTCGCGACCCGAACGCGACGCAGGGCACCATTCTTTGCTTCGACTTCGACCAAGGAGCATGGATTGAGTGGACGCCCAAAAAGACGATGTTTGGCGTGCCGATTCCTTTGAACCCTATCGGCGCGTGCTTGCACAAGGGCGTCTACTATGTGCTCGACGCTCTCGGCACCGTGTTTTTCGAGGATGACACCGCGTACAAGGACGACGGCACTCACTACGTGCCAATGGAAGTGCAAACCTCGTGGCTACAAGCGGCGCAGCAAAGCGGCTGGCAGCGCATTCGCCAGATCGCCGCTCTGTGCAAGAGCCTTGACCCGCACGCGCTAACCATCTCGCTGTATCAAGAGTTTTCGGCTGTGGCCACGCAGTCGTTCACGTGGAGCGCCGCAACAGTTGCCCTTCAACAGCTCCAAGAGCTTGTGGAAATGCGGGTCAAGCAACAGATGTGCACCGCGTTCAAGATTGCCATTTCTGACGCTTCTGACACTGGTACACTAACCGGCCAAGGCTACGAGCTCGCCGGTTTCACGGTTGAGCTTGGCGGGAAGCGCGGGCTTTACAAGCCTGGAACGCAACAAAGGAACTGACTATGGCCGTTGAGACGGAAACACCTGGTGTATTGGAGCGCCTTTTCCAAAGCGAAGAGGAAACCGCTGCGGAGTATTACGCCAACGCGCAAAAGCAATTAGCCCAGAAGCGTCGCGAATTCGGTGGCAGTTACGAGGACGTTCTACGTCACAAGATGCGCACCGATATGGAGAATCGGTATCGTCAAGAGCTTGGCCTTGCCGAAGCGGTGCAGCGCGGCATGGAAACAGGCGAAACGTCGCAGGCCATCGGGCAGCAACGGCTGGCGCTTGGACAGGCTGCCGCACAGCAAGCGGCAGCGGCTGTCGGTAACCCGCTCGCGGCCAGGCAAGCGATGTTTGCTGGCGGCCAGCAAGCTGGCCAAGTGTCAATGCAAGGCGCTACTGGTCGCGCGGCAGAGCTTCAACAAGGCCGCGCAGTTGGCGGAGAAGCGCAGATGCGACAGATTGGCTACGGC